CTGGCAGTCCTACAAAGCATCAAAAAGGGCGGCTCCCACTATCACGCAGGATTGGATCGATGCCGAATCGGAGCGGATCGATGCCGAATCGGAGCGGGCCGATGCCGAAGTAGAGCGGGCCGCTCTTGACGGCCCCCGTGACGCTGAGCCTTCTTGGTGGCGGCATGGCCAATGATAATGCGTTGGCTAGTAGCGGCGATCATGGCGGCGATCATCGCCTCGATCATGATCGTTCTGTTCCTTGATAAGCCTCGACGCTGATATCTGATCTTGAGAACGCCCCCGCCTTTCGCGCCTCGCCTCGCCGGCGGGGCGTTCTCTTTGCGTAGTGGCAACTATTGTTGCCGCCCTGGCCTGGCCTGGCTGCCCTGGCCTGGCTGCCCTGGCTGCCCTGGACCGCGCCCCACGTTGTCATTTCGGGCCGGCTATGCCAATGCGCCTAGGGGTCATGGTCACGCTGCCGGCTCGGCTCGGCTCGGTTCGGCTCTACTCACTGTGACATGCTCAAAAAGGCAGAGCGGAACACTCCAACGCAGACGGATGCGGCGAAGTATTGTCATGGCCGCGACGGCGGCATCGGTTCCGTATGTTTGGTTCGCTTCGGTTTTGACAAACACAGCCCCGCGACCAAAAGCGAAGATCTGACTGTTGAAGCACAACGGAGGCTGTGCCTTGCGATCAGCCCCGCAGACCATTTCTAGTCAAGCCTGCGTCGGGGCGGGGCGTGGATCATCCTGTACAGACGGATGCCGCTACGGGCCTCCTCTGGCCGTCTCGGCGGCAGAATTGCAGAACGCCCCCCCCCGGGGGAAAAAAGGATAAGCCGCCTCTAACGACAGCCCCTCGTAAATTCTCTCAGCAACTATTGTGGCAACAGATGTTGTCACTTTGAGCATGTCATAGAGACTGAGAGCGGGGTGGTTCCGGTCCCCCGCCCTCAGCCTTGGTCTTCATTTCCGCATCTTAGGCAGGTCCCAGAACCCCATCATGTGTCCGACGACAGCGGCCCAGCCCACTGCTCCAACGAGCATGAGTCCAAACCAGATGTTCCCGAGGGTGTCTGCTAGAAGTGTTGGCATTTACTATCTCCTGTTATCGAGCCAATCGTGATCGCCGTGATCGCATCACGGACTTACGGTAGTAGATCGTAAGGTATGGATGTTTGGTGGAGATCGACTCGTTGTCTGTGTAGCCCACCATCTTGTTGCCATACGTGGACCCCTCGTACCTGAACCTACAGATGAAGTCTGCCCTCCGTTGTCCCTCACGCAGGCTCAGGTTCATAAGTCGGCCGACTCGCATATCGAGAAAGAAGCCGTCAGCGTACGATGTCCCCCCACCGGGGTCGAGGTCCTTATGGCCCCTGTCTCTTGTGAAGTAGTCCCCTCCTCCGGTAGCCCACGCCTGTAACGTGGATCTATTGTCCCACGTCGCCTCTCCCTCCACGACGGCGTCCCCACTCACTAGGAACACCTCAAAGTCCAAGGACCCATCCGTTGTGTCGTTGTCGTAGTCGCTCGCAAACATGCCCTTTTTCTGGGCGATGGAGAGTTTGGAGTTGTAGAAGTCGCATCCCCTCGGTAGTGGGTCAGACCCTACGTCCGTGACCACGCATGTTCGGTTAAGGCGTGCTGGTGGCCCCGAGTTGGTTTGGACAGCCGCGTTGATTGAGTAGTTTACGTCACTCCTGATCTTGTCAAACATGGTGTACCCCACGCTCGCGTATATCTTCTTAGGCATTATTTGCTCTTTCGCTTCTTGGCCTTGGGCTTCTTCTTGATGTCTAGGTTACCAAGGCAGTAGGCCCGGAGCCTCGCCCCTCGCAGCCCAGCGGCGCGGCCTTCTTTGCCCTTTGACTTCTTAGGCATTCATTTCTCCTCTTGGTTTGTGCTGAGGTGCTCATCGCGGCCCATGGTGGGTGAACCACCGGGCCTGCTTGACCCGTTTACCACAAGACGCATACTGCTCTTGCAGTTGCTCCTCAATGTACCTTTCGTGGGCAGTCGATGCGTGCTTAGACGGGTCTGTGTCCATATAGTCGGTCCATGCTTCGATGGCCATGGCGAGGGCATCTAGTTCATCGTCATGCTGGAGGCAGTTCCTCATCCGGGTGATCCGGGTCATTTGGCGTTGTAGGTCTAGGTTATTAGCGACGTCTGGGTGAAAGATGACCCTATGTTGGTTCATAGGCGCCTCACAGGCAGATATTAGGCGTATTTCCTTCTGACCCTTCGCCCTTGTCTCGGATACTGACGCCTTCCACCCGTTTGGGTATTCCTCGCTCCCCGGCTCCACGAAGAACTTCTGTAGGACCGGCTCTAGGAGGCGGCCAAACATACCCTGTCCAAAGTTCGACTCTAGAACGATGTCGGTCGCCCCGTGGACCCTTGCTTGGTGGGACAATCCCTCTAAGACAGCGTCTGAGTAACCACCATCGAACCCGCCGACCGCTTTGACCCATAAGTAACCGTTCAAGTAACTAACTACGGCGTACGCGGTCTTATCGGCGCCACGACCGGCGGGGTCGATGGCCATTTTGGTTCCAATGTAAGGGGTCCACCTCTCATCAAACATGATCGGGGCATAGAACCCATCAACACCAAACCCTAGACTCGGAATGTCTTCACACCTCGTCGATTTCCCATGGTCGCTGCGCATGCCCCACGCAATGGTGACAGGGGCCTTGTCTCGGCTACACGGGAACACGATGAGGTCTTTCAGGCGGAGTGGGTAGCGAACGTCGTCCCCGAGGTGGCTTTGCAGCATGTACTGCATTGCGAAGGTGCTTCGCCCCTCGCTCATCTCTCGTTCCTTGAGTTCCTGATCGTCGAACCGCTCTGGCCAAGCAGACGAACCCTTCTCCCACCCCTCTTTGATGAGGTCGTCGTACATGGGGGAGATATGGTCAATGACCTCGTCGTCCTTGGGGACCCTGGCCGGCCAAGCCCGGAATGCATACCCCGCCTCATTGGCCAACTTGTCAAGAAGCGTCTCTTCGTGGTGAGGAGTTCCTAAGATCAGGATGTCTCCGCCAGGGATCAAGACATTCTCAAACTCCTTCACCTGCTCACGCAAGCGGTTCCGCATGTCTAGGGTGAGTGTGTTCTCCATCGTCTCAACGTCATCGGAAACGATGCACGAACTTCTGGCGCCCGTTATCTGCCCCTGGACGCCGTACGCACTAAAAGAAGGCGTACGGTCGTCAGGAGCCGGGCCGATGTCAAACATCGTTGCTGAATCACGTTGCCCGGCCTTCTTGTCTGGACTTAGGTGTTGCAAGAATGGGACCTGCTTGATCCACTGTCTTGCCATGTATAAAGAAGACTTCGAGTGGGACTCACTCTTAGACACGAGCATGATTCTGTCATTGTTATCGGTAAACAGACGCCACAAGCAATAGGCGATGGTTACCCACGTCTTTGACGCGCCCCGGAATGCCTTGACTCCTCGCCGGCGTTCGCCATGCTGGAGCCACTCCGCCATGTCAATTTGATGCCTTGCGACGTCAGGAAGGTTCACCTCCCGCCACAATTCAGTCAAGAAGAACGGAAAGTCGTGAACGAGCCTCTCGATGTAGCGTTCAACGTCTTGTTTGTTCTCCATTAGTCCGTCCTATGTAGTTCAAACCTGAAGTCGTTTCTTCCGTCACGGCAATAGAATCGTAGCCACCACCCCCCGAGTGGCTTGGGGGGTCCAAACCGCTCGATGTGCCAACCACTATGCCCGTCACCGTACTCGTCTTTGTATGTTGCGGAACGGCAATGAACTTGTTCATCTACGTAAACCTCACCCCTCCTGCTGAGTCGCTCCCTGGCAATGGGAACGAGCCACTGGTCGTGGGTGTGCCCAGTTAGGACAATGTCCGCGTCTGGAAGATAGGTCGCCATTCTGTTTGTCTGTATCACGCCGCGAGTGACCGGCCCCCCGCCCCCGGCGCCGTGAAAGTATTTCAACCGGAAGTGTCGGACACTGCCATGACGCTTGATAGAGAATATCACCCACCCACCGTACCCACCCGCTTGGATTGAGGACCCCGTGAGTGTGTTTATTGCCTGTACGGTTCTTTCGCAAAGGTCTGTCTCGTGGCGTTTGAGGATTGATTGTTCGTGATTCCCCCGACCCATGAGAATCCAGTTGTTTGCGAACGGCCTGTAGAACTCAACAGCCGAGTCAACGAGTGAGTCTATATATCTTCCGTTCTGTTGTTCGGGCCTGCACTGCGTGAGGTCAGACCTCTTGTCCCACTTTCCTTGCATTGCGCAATGAAGGTCACCCGCGTCAATGATGCCAGCGGATCTTTCCATCGCCTGGTCGAGGTGTCTTATTTCAAGTTCGTGTTTCGTGTGAGCGTTGTCGTGGTGTCTGTCTGACGACAGTAGGAACCATTGCTCCCACCCCTCAGTCTTCGTCACCGGTATGTCCACCCTCGCCACGTTCCTACTAACATGGGCGGTTGACCACGGCAACTTTGGCTGCCTACGTTTCACAGTTGCCACAAGTTGGACTAGCGAACAGCCCACCCTTCTCCAGTACCAAGATTCTCTTCACACAACATCTTGGGATTGTTATGAGGTAATCGAATGTGGTATCTCCTTGATCGTGCTTCATGGCGGAAGCAATTGAGACACTGCATTCTTCATTTGAGATTAGGAACCCGGACATTCGCACCTGCTGTGGTTCTGGCGCGTCTTCGACGGATAGGTCACTGTTGATTTCCGGCTCACAAGCATCTACCCAATCTATAAGGATGATTGGATATTCATCCGGCCCTTGTTGCTGCATCATCGGCTCCAGACATTCTTGGTAGTTCCGGTTTGCATTTTACCCCCCTGGCTTTCATCTCACGAACAATGCTTCCGATTGGATTCTCTTCGGAAACCATCGCGGTCATCCCACAATCTCTCAACCTCTGGCGAACAATGTTCAGGTCGGCGGCCGTTAGTGGGATTGTCTGTTTTGATCCATCCTCTCCTATAACCTGCCTGCCATCCCTGAGGAGCGATAGCAGGTAAGAATCGAAGAGGTCACTTATCTGTTGTTGTCGCTTCTGACTCATGGTCTTTCCCCGGCTTGCTCAACGACATCTTCAATATCGTTTCTGTCTCTTGTCCCGACGCCTTGAGTTGTGTGTCGCGGATCTCGGGCGTCTCTCCGCCTCTGCTCGGCCAACTCTCCCGATCCGGCGGCAGACCGGTCTACTGTTGGCGTCATCATTTCTCGGGCAGCGTCGATCTGAACGAGCCACGCTGCGTACGCAAGCGATCCATCATCGTTCATGTTGTTCTTTGTGTTTATGTACGCTACCGCGCGGTATGCATTGATTATTTCCGAGACTACCTCTCGCTTCACTTTCCTGTTGCCAGGGGTGTCCTCGTTGAGGGCTGCATAGTCTTTGGCCCCTCCAGACTCGCCACCAAAGAGTTCTAACAGGGACTCCCGCAGTGTTACCTTCCGGCCCGACACGCCCTCTAACTTCACCCTGCCAATTTCTCTCTTCCAATAATCGTATGGCTGCAAACCTTCGTCGTCGACCCAGTCCGGGTCTGGGGCAGAAAGGATAGTGGGGAGCCCGGTCCATTCGCTCTCGACAGGCGTAGCCGATTCCCCTGCACCAATATATTGGAGCATCCGTACGTTTTCCTTTACCATACTTGGGTGATCACCAGGGTAGTCAATATCAACAAGACCCTCCATAACCAAGTCTCCGGTCCTCTCTGAGATCGCCCCCGGAAGGAACATATTGAGCCAAGAGGTCCCGTCGACTTCTCCCATTGACTCTAGGGTAAGTGGCTCGCCAAGGATGTTCCTCATTATTGGTGCTTCGCCCGGTCCAGTGACCATGCCAATCCACGTTTGCGTCCTGAGTGAGTCCAACATGGTTCTTGCTTCGTATAATGCTGGGTGCGAGGCTCGGAGTGTTTGTCTCGCCAAGGTAATGTCGATATTGGCAATAGGTGTTGTTGGCGTAAACATACTAATGAGTACGCTGTCGAGACTGCCACCCGTCTCTACCCTTGCCCTTGACAACTGCAACAGATTATCAAGTCCCTGCATCATGTTCTTGTCTTGCATATTCCCGACGATGGCGTACATGACTGCTGTAACCATCCCCATGCGTTCCTCTTCTAACTCACTGCCTCCCTCTCCTGCCGATATGTACTCATAGGTGTCAGCCATAGTCCCCAATGCAATAGCCCAAGGGTCACCCTTCTTATATGAGTAATACGTATCTCCAATTCGTACGGAGTACGGCCTCCACCCGGTCTGCCTCCAAAGTTCTCTCGTGTCTCGGTTTGCTGGCCCACCACCCGTGATTGTTCCCGAAGCGGCTAAGTCATACCCCGTTGCAAACATTGCGATTCCCATCGCCTGTTGGCCACGAACGATAGCAATTTGCCTCGCGTCACCACTGGCCAGTCGGGCCATGTTTACTCTGTGAATCTGTGCAATAGCACTATCGGGCTGTATGGTCCACCCGTGTCCTCTTGCGGCGCCCCATGAACGGTTTACGCCTTCTATGGCCATGCTCGAAGGCAAGTACCCGCCGAACCGTTCAAACAACTTCGCGGGTGTTCTGTAGAACGGAACCAAGATTCTCAACACGGGGAACCTGTTGAGGCCAGTCTGGAACCACTTTCCTAGACCGCTTGTTACGGGGCCTGTAAACGTCGCGGTCGTTGCACCTGCGGTTGCGACATCAACACCAGACTCAAGGCCGGGAACAAACGTACCTGTTGCCTCGTCGGTGTATCCTTTCCAATTCTTTGTCATATACTCTTTGACAATCTTCATGGCTTTAAGTTGGTCGGCGGACAGACCAGACTCACGCAACTTTATGACCTCTGGAAGTTGCTGTGCTTCTTCTAAGAGGACCGTACGGGTACGGAGCCGGCCATTGCTTATATGGCGTTCCACGCCGGCTTTCGCCCTTTGGGCCACATCCTTATGTAGTCTCACCACGGCAGCCGACTTCTTCAACCAATTGGCGTCTGCTAGTCCCTCATTTGTTAGTGCTTGATGCATTTCTTTCGCGTAAAGATCCGCTTCCAAGGCAGTACGCCCATTTGCCACGCGATACAATTCATCCGCTGTAGAGATCAGGTTGCCCGGAAGCCGGACGCCTCGGCCACTGGAGTTGACCAAGTACCACAAGACTCTACTGTCTCCAGCGGCTGTATCGGGAACCATGAACCCCTGCTGTCCCAGCCAGTTGCCACCAGTCTCACGACTTCGACCGGGCTGAAGAATGGGCACTCGTCTCTCGAAAGAGGGAGCCCTGCCCTGGCCGTAACTTATGGCCTTCCCTTGGGCTCGTGGCGCGTCGATAACTTCGTGGTTCGGAAGGAAGATGCTCCCCTCGTTCATGTACGTTCTTAGCATCTGCCTAAGGCCGTGGCCTGCGTTTCGGAACCACCGGAAGAAGTTATATACAGCCTCGATGGATTGCCCGTAGCCCTGTGGCCCGCCAAGTGCCTGCGGGAGCAGGCCGCCCGCGAAGTGTTGCGCTCCCTCGATAATTGTCACGAGTGCCGGAGACACCGTGGTAATGCCCGTGAATCCTGAAGTTGCTGGTGACGACAACAACGCATTGATGTAAGTCTCCATGAACATGGACGTTGCTCTGCTGCCAATTGTCCTGTTTGATTCACGGATCACTCTCGGCAATACGTCATTTACCACCCTTCGGCCTCTGGTTCCACCGTGGGCCTTCACCGCCTCTTCAACAAGTGCAATCAGTTCCTCTCCATTCGCGGCTACGTCTAAGCCAGAACCCTTAAGAAACGCTGCCGCCCTCTTTGGGTCCATTAGTGTTTTCCTACTTGGTAAGGCGGACGCTTTCGGGAAGAATCTCCCTTGCAATGCTTCACCTGCCCTGCCCCAGTCGGTAGCCACAGCGTCTACGTGCCTCATCCAAACCTCGGCGTTTATGTACGCTCTCTGTAGCAACGCGAGGTCTGTAACACTCCCAGATTGCCTTGCTGCTGCGGCAAGTTTGGCTATATCTTCCATTTGCCACCGCATCATTAGGTTTCCAGCGTTTATTATGTTGGTGAAGGCGACACCGGCCTCCTCTGCACTGAAGGTCCCAAACCACTTCTCAACCGTCTTCACTATGTCGTCTTCTGGGAGCCCGATTATCCTTGCGAGGTTATTGGCGTTTCTGGCCATCATCTCTTCTGCA